TCAAAAGGTTTTTTAACCATTTAGCAAACTGTTCTCCTAACTCAAAGAAGTCTGCTTTATTCCACATATCCTTCAGCCACTCAGAAATTTTCAGCCATTTCGGATCAATCGGTTGTTCTGAAAATTGACTACCGCCCGTTCCATTATCAGGATTAGTACCGCTATTATTCGTAGTTATGTTATTTAATTCATCAAACGGCTGTAGTGCTTTCTTTGCCGCCTTACCCGCCTTGTCTACTTCTTTTGTGTAGTCTTTCGTCTGCTTTGTCGCTTTGATCCATGTGCTATGACCTAACAATGCAGACAATAACTGATTAAAGTTGTTTATAAGCCCAACTATTTTGTCGGAAACCATATCAAAGATGTTTCCTAATCCGGCGAACGAACTACTTGCGTTCATGATAGGAGCAGCCAATGTCACAAACGTATCGGCTAGATATTTGATTGCATTTCTGATCTTGTTAAAACTCTCTGCCGTTTTTTCGCTGAATTGCAACAACTCTCCGAAACTTGTTCTTGTTTCGGTAATTAGCGCACGAAGAGCCATTCTAGTTATCATGAGCCGGAGCATATTGCCAATACGGGTAAATGATTTTACAAGCCGTTTTGCAATGTCATCTGTCTTGTTTAGATTTTTAGCAAGAGTTTTAAAGCCTGTAGCAATCTTTGTATCTATAGCCTTGATAAGACTTACAACCGCATTTGTAACATTTTTGACTGCGTTATATACTGCATCAAACGAAGCCTTCGCCTGTTGACCGATAGATGACCAATTAAGTTCATTTTCTTTTGTCACTAAAAAGCCTAACGCTTCGCCTAAATCAAGAACGCTTTTCTTTGTATCTTCAATATTAGAATCAACCTTTTCAGATGCGGCCTCGTTAAACTTCTCCATATTAGATGCAGCTTTATCTGTATTAAACTGATCTAATTTCTTTTGCAGAGAAGCAATCATGTTCTCTGTTTTGATGATTTCTTTCTGGTAATTTATCCATGTAGCAGAACCAACTTCTTTAAGGGCTGCCTTATCATTCAAATCGCTTATATGCGCTTGAAGTTTTGTTATTTCAGCATTTATCTTTTCTGCCGTATCAAGAAATTGACCTTTCCCTTCTGTAGCAAAGTTCTTTCCAACATCTCCTAATGAAGCACGGAGTTCAGCAAGATGTGATTCAACTGACTTAAATGAACTTTTTGTAACTTTCTCGACTTCAAGAACTTTATTGATTATCGTATCCCAAACGCCGGACGATATTTTATCACTTGTTTCTTTCGGAAATCGTTCGAGTTCTTCGCGATACTCTTTAATCGCTCTGAAAGTCGCAGTTATCATCTCTAATTTTTTTTCCATGCCCTCTGTGCCGAGCATATTAGTAAGGTTTATCCTCGTTGTGCTATCGAGTTTTTCCCAAAAATCTTCAATAGGAGTTCCTTTTGTAGAGGAAAACTTCGTTTTAAGTCCGTCAAGTTCTTTCCATGATCCAAGAACGGCTTGTAATTCTTTAAGACCTTCTTTTCCAATATTGATAAAATTGTTATGACCTGTTATGGAATCATAAAGGCTTTTCCATTGAACTTCTGTTTCAGCAAGCGCACTTTTGACATTATGGTTAGCGACAACAAGATCAGCAAGTTCCTGTTGTGCCTTCTGAGTATCAAACCCTTGCTTTGATCCTGTTTCTGCAAAAGCCTTATATTTAGCCGCAGTAGTATCAATAATCTGTTTTGTAAGACTTTCTATCTTTCCCTTTACTTTGTCATCTTTAATGTCAAAATCAATGATAAGTTGCTTAGACATATCGCTTGCAACTCTGTTTATATATGACTGAAATTTATTTACACTATTCTTTGCGCTACTAAAGTCAAGGTTAGAAAAAGCCTTTTCGATACCACTATTTGACTTACTTCCAAAATTAGAAACCGTACTGCTAAGATTCCCAATTTTCTTAATAAGTTGGTCTACCGCACTTTCAGCATTTTTAAGATCGCCTTGAAGTTTTATTGTTAAATCATCAACCTGTGTACTCATGTTTTTGTACCTTTATACAAAGAAAAAGGCGGTAAAGATATTCCACTCTACCGCCTGTCTGTTCAGTTGGAAGTCAAACTCTTTCTTGTCTGCGCTCCACACTTTCCATCTACTGTTATTTTCGCACCTGTCTGATAGACCTTTAATGCGTTTTCTGTTTTTGCTCCGAAAAAACCATCAACTGCCAGATTGTTTCCATACCTGTTTAATTCCCATTGTAACCACTTCACGCCTACACCCTTGCTACCCTTTTTCAGAACGCCGATTTTTGGCATTTGATAGGGATTTCCGTCACCATTGGAAGAATTATCGCATGGCGTAAAGTAAATCGTTTTTTCGGCTTTTCTGCGCCTTGTAAGACCGGCTAATTCTTTACCACCAGCCTTGTTGTAAAGCATAAGCGCATTTCCTATTTCAACCTTGTTTCGGTTTTTGCATAACTTCCGAAGATTGCCTACGCCACAATTAAATGTGAACGAAGTAAGGGAATCAAACTGATTTTGATTGAACGATTGTCCGATACTGTTGACCGCGTTTTCTGCCGTGGCTAAATCTTCACGTAAGTATGCGTCAATCTGCGCTTGCGATATCTTTTTCCCCACCATCGCCTTCGTTATGCCTTTGGTATGGCCTACTCCAACAGTAGGAACGCCGATAGGATCGAGGTAGACTACATCGCGCACGCCTTCGAATTCCTTGATAAGTTTTATTCCATTATCTGATATCTTCAAGACGCATCACCTTCTTTCGGATGTGTCAGTTCAAAGTTTGCTTTCATAACGCCAAGTTGCATAAAGATACCTTTGACTTTCTTCATCTTTTCGTCATACTCAATCTGACCTTTATCTTCCCGTGCCTTTATTGAATAAGGCTTTTCGGGATATTTCATTTTTGCCTTCTTGCCGGAGAAACCTTGATCGAGTGCTGTCAAAACACCTTCGTAAACATACTGACCATGTAACCATGCGTGTTCATCTGCCTTGCGTTCTGACAATTCATACATCTTGATATATGGTTCAATATCTGCCGGACAAGACCAATCCAATTCCGTTATAGATATGCCGTAATCTTTCGTACACAACATCCAAAACGGACGGATTTCATTTTCGTAATATTCCCAAGTTAAAGGCGTTTCTTTCTTCTTTACTTTGCTTTTGACTTCTTCACTTCGTTTTCCTGTTCCTTCTGGAACAGTTTTTTGAAAAAACCGTTTTCAAGAAGTTCTTCGTTAAGGTCTGCAAACAAATCCGTGTAGTCATAGTCACTATCCGTATCTTCCGCAAACTGATCCATGAGGTCGAATGTTTTGGATAATGCTTCGTCCTTACCTTCGCCGGTAAGATAGTTGTAACCAAATTCGTCTTTGTGATTTTTCTGCAAACCAACCAACAACAGTTCCGTCAAGATTGCCAGAAAATCTCCGAAGTTTTCTACGCCCCAATCTTTCCTTGTTTCAAGAGCAGCCAATTTGCTAACAATGCCGCTTTGAACTGTCGGCTGCATAGCAAAGTAAATGCTGTACTCATTCTTTCCAATTTTGATTTTTGTCATATTCCTACCTACCCTTCTCAATAGAGAAAATTAAACGAGGGTAGGGGCAGCCCGAAAGCCGCCCCATACTTGCTCATCTATGTGCATACCATAAAGGTTATGCCGCATCGTTACTTACACCGTCAACCTGCGTAAACGGAACTTTGGTATCAAGACCTTTCAACTCGTCAACAACGAGGTTGATCTCAACAGTCCATGCTTCATTCTGTCCGGTTTCCGGCATCGGGAATACTTCGGGCGGTGCTGCCACGATGAAGAACGCATCTGTCAAATCGGGATGTGTCACCTGCCACCACATACGCAATCCTGCCTGTCTGCTTGTGGAACTGTAATAAGTGGTAATAATATCTTTCCATTGCGTAATAACATCCTGTGTTACGTTTACGCCGATTGTAAAAGTACCGCCGGAATCACCACGGCCAGGCTTATACCTTGTCAACTTGTCAACGATTGCAGATACATCAATCTGTTCGGGATCAACGGAAACACCACCGATAGAGTTCACACGAAGTACCTGACTGAATGCTTCTCCGCTTGTGGAAGTTCCCGTATTCGTGGGTTTCTGTCCGGCTGTTGATTCAATCGCCCAACCGATAAGAACACCTAACGATGTTAAGCCAGCATCATAACTTGCCATTTCTTTTTCCTCCTTGTTTTTTTACAAATAAAAAAGAGCGTTGCCGCCCTTAAAACTGAATCCTGTCACTTGCGCCTATATTCCGGCGCATCCTTGCGACTATTTGTTCTACCGCCGCATTGTTGGAAGAAGTAGGGGATGGAGATTGTAAGTACCAAAATCCCATCTTTTTAAACTGTGAACATACTTCCCAAATCACTTCCTCTGCCGCAACCTGTCCTTGTTCTTTTCCAACAGTAACTTTGATTTCATAGTCAAACAGAAACCCATTTGTTGTCTTGCCTTCAATCGTTCTTCCGATTTCTGTTCCTGGCAGAGTTTTGACATAAACAGTAGGTAACTGCGTTTCAACTATCAATTCATCGTTTTGTGTGAAATAAATCTGCGAATACTTAGATACAAGATTTTTCTTTGCGCGATGTTTGATTAGAGTGTATATTTCATTTCTTCGTTCACTCGCCCACATATACGCTATCTCCCAAATACAGCAATAGCCGTCTGTTTAATTTTCTGATACATTTCAAGGCCTGCATAGTACATAGGGCGTGTTGGTTGAATAGCCGTGGCAGATTTCCATTCAATAGGCTTGCCATTGCTATCAATTTTTGTAATGATGCTCCATGCGTAATCATCTTCATGGTATAAAGCAGGAAACGTACCGCGACCGCCCAAAACACCAAACGCTTCTGTTGGTGGAAGTGCCATAGCAGCAGTACCAAACTCTATCGCCATCAAAGCATTTATCACATCTTTTTGTGGAATATAATTTCCATTTCCATCATTTGCATACCACTCGCCCACGATATCATCGCCTGTTCCGATCATAACGCCGTAAACAATACCATCTGCTGTTTCAACCGGTTTAGCGAAAAAAGAAACGTGGCTTCCCATTTTATGCGTTCCGAGCGCACCATCAACATCTGTTGATCTTTCCTGGGCAACCATTACTCCTTCTTTCAGCAATAAGGTAATGAATCTTTCCATCTTGCCTTGTAATGAATCTCTGTATTTTTTTAATCCCTTTTGCAAGTTCTGTAAACTTTTAACCGAAAAAGCATTAGCAGTATATTTTCTACTCACCGATAACACTTCCTTCCGGCGTATTCCTTTGCAAAAGATAAAAATCGTAATGCTGATACTCTGTCAATAATCCCATCACGGTGTAATCAGACGAAGGCTGATAAGGAATCCTGTTCTCTTCATCTTCCCAAACGATAGGACTTTCACGCCAGATTATCGTTCCGATTTTCAAAGGCACTAAGCCTTTTTGCACCATGATCTCCGAATAGATAGCCGATTGATCTACGCCATATGCCTCGATATGCAACTTGTTCAAATTCGAGGTTATATTTGCCTTAAATTCAACAGGCGGCGCATATACAGGCTTTAACGTACCAACTTCAACAGGGATTATTTCACCTGTTTCATTATCTACAATCGTCTTTATAGATGTACCTTCCTGTTCGTAGACTTCTGATGCAGTCGAATAAAGTGAATAATACATCGTCTGTTTATTCTTTCGCAGCGTTCTCATTCACTTCACCGCCTTTTTCCTCTATCTGACTTTTTGCAGATTTCAGAGCATTTACTATCCACTTAGGCATAATTCCCGGATCACAAGCGTAAAGGTTCTCACAAATACTGATACACTCATTCATCACGATATAAAAACAAATAATCAATCCGAACGGCGTATCAAACGGTATCTTTACATTGATACTTGCGCACATATACGGAATCGCATAGTCAAGGAAAAATCCAAAGAACAAGCACACAAGTAAAGCGATCTTTTTGAAAAAACCCTTTGTACCGATATCACTTGAAATCTCACCCTTGATTTTTGCTTTGATTAACCCTGTTGCAAAATCAAAAATAATAGCAACCGCAACTAAAATAATCATAATTCCGTATTTCTGTGTAAATGACAGAATTAAGCCTAACAGCGTGGATAAAAGCCATTTCGCTTTTTCCATACTTGCCACCTTTCTGCAAT